GGGCAGTATAGTTTTAAGGGTATTAACTAATTCAGTATGATAATTTACCACTTGTTAAACCCCCTTTAGCATTTCCATAACTCGCGCTCTATTGGCATTAAATGCTGGGCGCATAAATGGCTGTGGCGGCATACCATAAGTAGTGTAGAACTCTCCATTGTCAGCTCTATAAACCCATGGAACATCTGTGCGGCCGCCTTCTTCAGCGAAAAGCCCAGTTCCAAACTCAACATAAGGAGCATATTCAAGAGGAGTAAATACAACCCCTTCAACTCTGTTCCCTAAACGAGTTACTTTGCTTGTAATAGAACGCCTTAATTCTCCAGTACCTGCTGGAGCGTTTTGTTTCGCGCTTCTTTCTATCAATGCGCAAGCCTTGCCAATAACCTGCTCTATATCTTGTATTTCATTCCATCTCTCATCGAGCATGGCTTCTATATTCTCTACACCTGTAATTGTAATGCTCATATCTTCTTCATAAACACTTGGTTATATCTTCCATCAGAAACTACATTCTGAACCTTCAGCTTCTTGCCTTCGTAAAGAACAACACAAGTCTCATCCAATAGAGTAGAGAATGTTAAACCAATATAGTTAGCATCCTCATAATTCACATTATCTTGAACTGCGGTTGTAGTTGTATAGATAGCCATTTTTACAGAGCCTTTTGGTTGTTCTGATAGAATAGGTTGGCCGTAAGCATCGTTTTCTCCAAGAGCAAGAAATTCATAGAAGCGCATATCTGCATTAATCATATCCTCACTCCTTATAATGTTTTAAACTTACGCTTGCTTGTTAATAAATCTTGAATATGTGCGGGATAGCCGTCTAAGAAGCTCTCACTAGCACCGCTAAAAGATTGAGAGGATAAGCCTTCAGTGTGCATGCGGTTTAGTTTAATTTCCGCAATACCGAGAACCGCAACCTCTAATTCTATATCTATATCTCTTTTACATATTGTTTGAACCTCTATCATTGCGAGTTTCAAAGCTAATGATAACTGAGCTTCTGTGTAATTCTCTGCGCGCTCTCCTAGCCACGCTTTTAATTCATCTAACATCTATATCCTCCTATCTTTAAAAATTAAAGAGGAGAGGAATTTCCCCTCCTCTTGGAAGATACAATTACTCAGCAGCACCGATTGCGCAAACCTGAGTAGCATCAGCTAAAGCGCAGATGTAGTAAGTAGTTAATACTACAGTATTTTCTTTAGCTTCGATGTCTCTATCCTGTTCAACTTCAACATCTTTCTTCATGAATAACTTAACTGCTTCCTTAGTCATTACATAAGCCTTTTCAGTTAAAGCTTTAGAAGCGATAACAGGGATACCAGCGATAGTTCCTACCTGTCCATTGTAGATAACTTCGCCCATTCTAGCAGATTTGTAATCTTCGTCTTTTCTTAAGTCAGCTTTCCAAGTGTTAGGAATGATAACGAAAATTTCGCTTTCATCTTCTTTGTTAAGTAAGCTGATAGCATCAACGATAGCATCATAAGAGATAACATCAGCATCTTTCTTTAAAGTAGCCTTCTGAACTTCTCCGATGAAATCTGCTGTCATTTTATTAACCATTACTTCGTTAGCACCCTTTAACATCATATCAACAATCTGGTTGTCTTTCATGAAATCAGCATCATTGTAATCAAATGTTTGCTGAACTCTCTTAACTTTGTAATCAGTGCCTTTGTAAGAGATTTTACCTCTAGTTCCATTCTTAGCACCAATTTCTAATTCTTCAGCAGTGCCTTCATATGTATAAACATTGATAGTTTTTGTCATACCTTCAGTTTCTGCTAATTCGTTATCAATTGTCATTAAACTTCTTGCATTAACAGAAGTAGTAAGTAAATCTTTAGCTTTCGCTTCAATTACTTTGTTTTCATAAACTGTATTTGCCATTTGTATAAATCCTCCTTAGTTGTAAAGCTTCGCAAATACATCTGGCTGTTCAGTTGCTAATTTATTTAATTCAGCCATACTCATTTTGCGAGCCTGTTCTTTAGTTATTTCTCCGCCTCCATTGGAGCCATTTCCTTTAGGGTTGCCTCCAGTTGCGGCAATTCTTCTCTCCACTTCAGCTTTAACCGCATCTTTGAAGAGCTTATCTAATTTGTCGATATTTGCTTGAGAAGCTTCTACATCATCTGTAATAACAATAATGTCTGCGAACTCTGCGCTTAAACCACGAGAAGAGAGAACTGATTTTAACTCACTCTTGTTGCGCTCGATATTAATTTCAGCTAACTGCTGTTCTAGTTCCGCAATCTTATTATCCTTTTCAGCTTTTTCTCTTTCATCGCCATCTAATTTAGCCAGAGATAATTGCTTCTCATATTTTTGCTGTTGTTTCTTAAGTGCCGCAGTTACTCTTTTATCTGCTTCACTCTGTAATAAAGCTAAAACTTCTTCTTGTGTATAAGTTTTAGTTTCCTCTTGGTTCTGGTTTTCAGCCCCTGTTTCTACACTAGTGTCTTTCATTTCTTCACTCATCTTAAATCCTCCTTAGTTTTCATTCGTAGCTATTTGCTGGGTTAGCTAGAATGAACCCTATTAATAAATATTTAGTTGTTTCTTTAGTGTCTAACCCCTATCCAAAAGACAAACGGAAAAATTCATAATATATAAACCTAATGTTCAATATAATTAATCTACTACTGGTAAAATCGTGCATCGGCAATTTGGATGGAAAGGAACTGGCATGCGGCCGTTGATAGGGTATCTTTCTCTGTCGTGCGGCTTGCATATATCACATAACTTCTCATCACGCTCTGAAAGAACCTCTACTTCGGTAATGCCATAATCCTTGTATCTCTGTTTTGCGGCCTCTGTCTGTAAATGAGCCATTTCAGTTCGAACTAGGCTATCCGCCCTGTCATAACTCACTTTGAAACGCTTCTGGAGCTGTTCCTTTAGTTCTGTTGTTTTCTTTCCTGTTATTACGCATTGAACTAGCTCTTCATTAAGCGTTGCCGCTAAACGCTGGGTATTATCCCAAATGCGATGGCTCCAGCTCTTGCCGTCTGCAACCCATATAGAATTAATTAATTGTTTTGCCATTTTTTCATCCACAGTTGAGAAGGATGGCAAGCCTTCTAAAGCAATTGCGTCATATATTGTCAAATATTGCTTCATAAATTTTTTGCTCATTAGCTCTGCTTGCTTATTGCCTAACTTCTGTAATTCTTGAGTAAGTTGGCCTTGCATTATCCAGTAGCTATCGAGCTTATATAAGTCGGCAGGAGTAGGCTCCTTGCCTTCTGCTATACTTAAAAGAACCTTGTTATAGGTTGATTCAAATTGTCCCAAAATTTTTTTCATGGAACTAAAATAATATTTCTCTAACTGCTTTTCAGTTTCTGCGATGCTTTTATCTGTGAGTTTTTCAAGGGCGGCCGCTTGTCGCTCCGCCCAATAATTCTTACTCATCTTCTTCCTCTACTTCTTCATCTTCTGTTCCAAAAGGAGAAAAGCTATACATTGCCATGTTTGCGGCCTTCTGTTCTTCGATAAGTTCAAGTTCCGCATTTACATCGCCGATAAATGGCAATTGAGAAAGTAAAGTAGCATCTGAAACTGTTCCTTTTAAGCTGTTAATCATTGCGATAATAGATGTCATATCTTCTGGAATATTTCTACTGAAATCAATTTCAATATCTGTGAAAGCATCTTCTCCAAGTTTAAGAGAAGCAATTCCGCAGATAATTTCAATTCTTCTATGAAGAGCTTGCTTCATTCTAGCTTCAATCTTACCTGCTCTTGTTTCCATTCCAGTTAAACGATACTGAATCGCAACTCCAGAGCTAACTCCACCTACAAAGCTTTCAGAACTGAAATCTGGACAAGCCGCAATTCTGTAGATGCTTTCATGCAAGCACTTTCTAATGTTTTCTACTTGTGCATCATTTGCATTCTTTGTCAGCCATGCTGCTTTAGCTCCAGTAGGAAGAATTAACACTCTATCCTCTTTCATTGCGGCAATATCATCTACTTCTGCATCGCATCCCTCAAATGTTAAGTACGCATCGCAGAACGCAGAATAATCATCAATTTCACAGCTTACTAATTCATTTACACCATCTTGTAAATTAATGATGCAATCAAAAATACTCTTCTCATCTGGAAGAGTAAAAAGATTCACTGGACACTGTGAGAAGAAGTGCGCTGTAGAATTTCCTACAATTGTTTCTCCTTCTTCAGTTGTCGTTTCTGTATTGATGGCCTCTAATGAACCCATTAGGCCGCTCATCTTATAATGTTTAACATCGCTAGAACTATACACATCTACATGGTAGATATCGCTATCATCCCACTCATTTACTGGATACATTCTAACGAAATACATTAATTCCTCTGATAAACTATCATCACAGATACCAAAGCAAGTTGTAGGGTTAATAAGCTTAAAGCGGGTTTTACCTTCGCTGTCCGCATACATTAACTCATATGCAACCCCATAAATTAACGCATCCAGTAGGAAATCAGAATCCTCTGTCTGGTAATCGTTATATTTAAGAACTTCCATGATACTAGTTATATCTTTATCACTTCTGTAGGAGATATAACTAGGAGTTGCTAAATATCCACAATAGCTGTCCGCAATGTTCTTGCAGTAGTTGATAACTGTATGGCTGCAAGGCTTGCT